ATGCCGGGCGTATAATTTGTGTCCTTTTTCTCGAAAACACGCCCCACGGCGGACGTGGTGGGGAACATGGTGTAATTCCCTTCCGCGTAACCTGTTGGGGTGATGCAATCACCCAACGACAAATTGTAATTATCCATACAATATTTCGCCCACAAGTCCCAACACTGGGCACCATAAGCCCCGTCCATGTCCCAATACTGGTTTTGAGTACGCTCTAACCATGCTTGCACATCTACCATGATATTAGTATACCCCGCCCGGCGTACCGAGTGGGGTATGGTTCATGTGGAAACATGAGGGTTTCCAATACGATTATATCACTTTAATAGAGCGTAGTAGGACGCACAGGCATCGGAATCGATTGGCTGACCTTTATTGATCTGCTTCCAGTTTCGGAATTGGATTATCCCGTTCTTCTTGATTTCCAATCTTGCGCCGTCGCCGGAATTGCCAATATTGTAATCGCAAATTGCTTGAAAATCGTAACCCGTGGGTGCATACGTTTGGATAATCGTGCCAAGCTGATGTGCGCCCGCCTCCAAGGGTGTCGAGGTTGTGCCATGAAGACCGCCGCGGATTACGACGAGATGCGTCAGCGGCGAATAATAGGCTGAGAACGCAACCTTAAGCCCGGAGTAGTCTGTTTGCGTTTGTGTACCGATGTTAGTCGGCGCTTGGCCGGCCTCCTTGAATTGTTCGAAATCCGACGACACCCCACTAACACTTGACGACACCTTACTAATAGCGGAGTTCAACTCTTGCGCAGTACCCGAGTATCCGCCCTGCTTGGTAAACGTAGTGTCAGCCTGCGCCTTGGTATACACCTGCGAGGCTTCGACCGTACCGTCAATCCTGTCGGACAGAGAGGACACCGTGCCCTGCAATGCCGTCAACGCGGTATTTTCCGCCTTACCGTTAATGGTGGACATCAATGCTTGCGCGGTCGGCTTTGAGGTCACACCGAGCGCGGTAAAATAGGACTCCTGATCAGCAATATTGCTCTTATTGGTTTGCGCCAGCTCAAAGGCATTATCGGCAGTGTGCTTAGCTGCGTTTGCAGTGGACGTGGCGGCGGTCGCGTCCGTTTCGTTGCGGTACATCTGCGAATCGATTTTGCTCATGTCTCCGGTGTAGTCACCGCGCCATGACGGCTTATCGTCCGGGCCGTCGCCGAACTGGCTGAGATTATAATGCGGGGTTTTGTTGATACTGGACATTATGACACCTTTCTTGACAAGAATTCTACCGGATAACTTGGACGATATTGTTGTTATCGCCTGAGCGTCACCTATACAATTTATCAGCTGATAACCGCTTCACCCTCGGGGATACTCCCACCGTAGGGGAATCGCGAACGTCCCGGAAAATCGCCGGGAACGCAATTATCCACGGCGGTGGCGCGTAAATCATAATCGCGGGCCGTCAACCCCAGCGCGTCATATACGAATGCCTGCAACTCCATGTTATCGTAATCACTCCAGAATAGGGCATGATTACGCGTATTGTCGTACATTCCGTCAAGCACCGTTTGCAAGGAATCCTGTTTGCCATATACCGGCGACCACGCCAACCCTGTGACCTGTGATTGTTTAATAAGCCTGATAAGCTCCTCACGTAGGACAGCCATCTGTCTGAGCAGGTTCTCGGTCATATTCTTGATATCCTGATTGTTGGCGTCAATTGCAGCATTCACCGACTCAACCAGAGCATTAAAATCCGACTGCAAAGCATCAAGATTGTGACGCAGGCATTCAATCAACTGCAACGTGGTCAATCCATCCCGATAGGTAAACGGAACGGACGTGGGCACCCCGTCAAACAAGCGTTGCCGTGGAACCAGCGCGTTAATGGCAACCATGATCACTCCCCCTCCCCATTGTTATGGCGGTTATTGCTGAAAATTGTATCATACGAGCCCCATATCTGCATGAAACACGGTTCAAGACTCCGCACGATTTCCATATCCACGTTGATGATGGCCTGCCGGTACTCCTGTATCAGGCTCATGGCGGACTGGGAACGGCCCGACGTGTGGGATTTGGTGCTCCCATCCGTGGCATCGTGCTGCCATTCCGTACTGGATGTACTATGGGACTGAGAAGAGGTATCTTGCGTGCTATGGCTACTGCCATCCGTATCCGCTTGCGCCTGATTGGCATGAGTCGCGTATCGAGCAAAATCACCTTGCACGCCGGTTGCAGGCACTTCCGAATCGTAGGACTGGGACTTGGTGCTACTTGAACTGGTGCCGTCCGAGGAGCTTCGGGTTACACTATCCTGAGAGGCGCTGGTTTTGCCGCTGGACTGGGCTACAGTATTGGACAGGCTTTCACTGACCATTTCCAAAGTGTTCAACGGGTCATATCTCAACGCCAGCGTCCTGTAACGCTCATTAAAATATGGCATGATTTCCGCCATCGTCATTCCCAAGTAAAAAACGAACTGCTGGGCGGTTTCCTGTCCGATTTCCCGTAGCGCATAATGGCGCACGATTTTCTCGTTCAATTCGGCGCGGTGGTCTTCACGGTAGATTGGGTAATAGTCGGCGCTAAGATGCAGCTTATCATCAGTATCATACCCGAATAAAATAAGATTACCAAGGGTTTCGGTATACTCCCCCGGCGTCGCCATCGCATAGGCACTAAAACTCTGTGCCATATGTGGCCTCCCTCGTCTGGTAGCCAATACGTGCGGCAATGGCATCATGACATGCTTTCATTGCAACAACCTGTTTTCTCAACGGCCCCATAGCATGACCGGACATGGACAAGTCTCCGTTCGCATAATCATCCAGGACCTTTCCAACCCTACCGAACCTATTGGCGACTTCATACATTTTCCGTACAAGTCCTGCCACAGTGGCACAAGCCATCATTACAATACACCCCCAACACCCGCATCATACGAGGCAGGCATATCAATACCCGTCGAACCATTGGCACTCGAATCCAACGCGTTGGATACGCCGGAGCTTTGCACGTCCGCATACTCCACCCAGACGTTCAACTGAGGCCATAAGCGGTTAATCTCAGTCGCCGCCGCCTGCCGCGCCTTGAGAAAACTCAATCGGAACACATCCACCTTCTCATTGGCCTGCGCCACCTCGTCGGAAATGAGCCGTTCCTTTTTTTCGGTGCCACTGGACTGGATACCGAGATACCCTAACACCTCATTGGTCACTTGCGTTTTCTGCTGAATGAACTTGTCCAACAGATAAGGGGTGGTGTTAGGCCACGGTTGGAACATGCTACCAGGATCCAATGAATCGTATCCGATGATATAATCCTGTCCATCCTGCCGCTGTTGCAGCATGTTCTGCACGGTGAGCTTGGTACGCGGGTCAGCGGTGATGATGGTTGGAAGCTTCAGACTCTCCAAGTTCACATCATACGCCTTGTCAATATCGGCGAGACGTCGCGCGTACTGCCATAACGTCGGCTTGAATCCGACGCGCATTCGATTATCCCAAATCGGAATGCATTCCCCCCCCGCTTTGAGCTGCCGATAATGGTAGTTGACACCCACCGGCTCAAAGCATGTTGGATTATCATACACATTCAATCGGCCTTGATATCCAGCCTGAGTCACGAGAAACCTGCCAATGCGCTTGTCTTCGAAAAACAACGCGCAACCATACTCACACAAGCAGATTTCCAACCAACGCTCATCCACAGTGGACGGTAATCCACGCCAACTGAAACGATTCAACGCGAGTTCCATCAGCAAATGAAGATACATGTCATCAAGCGTGGCCGCGCGTGCTTTCGCGTAACTGCCACGCGGATGCAACGCGCCGCCCCCACGATTCTGATTTTTCCTCGACCTAGACATGCCTCCAGTATAGCACTAGAATGAGATGCCCGGCAATGGGTCGTTATCCGCCCAATCAGTCACGCCGATATCATCCGGGTCAGCCCATACAGTAGTCCCAGACTCGAACACGCCTTTAATGGTCTGCCGATACTGCTCAGGCAAATCGCCCCGCACATAACACTCCTGCATCTGCCAGTAGGTGAATTTTGTCATACATTCCAACGATTGCGGCGGCGTGATGAAACGCTGGATAAAATACCCGTAACGCAACATGTACTCTCCAACGCTCCGCAGAGCCGAGGGCGCGCACGTCTTAAATCGAACCAACACCCCGACAATACCGTTCGCGAGATTAAAACCGTCTCCGCCGATGGCACCGGACGTGGTCGGGGGTGTCAATTGCATCTGCTGTACCTGCGCATTGATACCCGCAATAGTGTTCTGATAGTCTCCGAACGCGGAACGTTGCGCGTAATCCGCGTTCATATCCGCCATATTCTGGGCCAACTGGTTTGAAAGCGCTGTCGTCTGAGAACCGTATGTGTTGGCCTGACTTGTCGTGGCCGCGTTGGTACTCAACGAGTTCGCCGTGGAAAGTTGGGCGGCGGTATTGCTGATACTGCGATTCGCTTCAGTGTTGACACCATTCATGACCGCACCACCCAATGCCGACACCGCGCCCCCGACATTGCCCGAAGCGGCGTTACCCGCCACCCCGACCACGCCATTAACCACGTTATTCAACTGTGCGAGGTCAGCTCGCTGATTGTTGATATACGTCGTATTATCCAGACTGGTGTTAAGCGAGGTTGCCTGTATCGCGTTATTGGCGTTACGGTTGCCGATAGCGAGCTTGTTGGCTTGGGTATTGTACTGGTTCTGCATGGCCGTGGCCGCAAGAGACTGACTGACGCCCATCTGCGCTTTTTGATACGCCCAGTCGGCGGACTGTTGACTGTAGGAACGAGTGTAGGCACTGTTCGCCATTGCCAACTGAGCGCCATTGTTGACTATCACAAATTGAGGGAAATTGCTGATGCCAAACGCGGCGTCCAACATTTCCCCGCCATCAATGGGCAACCCATTGTTTCCACCAAGAGGAGCAATCTCGCTTGCACCCGCCTTATTGTACCCAACCGGGTAAAAGTTCAAGCGCGCGCCATTGGGCGCGTAATTATGCACCTCTCTGATAACCAGATTATCGCTTTGGATATTTTCGGGCTTATAGGTGATATTAGTGCCATTCAAACAAGTACATTCAACAGTAGAATAGGGGTAACATTTGAGTTTTTTAAGGTTTTTATAACGTTCAGGGATATTAAAATTATCACGAAAATCATTAATGGCAATAATGTCTTCATATCTGCTGGACGCACTGGTGGCCGACCGGGGGAAACGGTAGATACGATTATTCAATTCCGAAGGGAGTGTTCTCCCAAACAGCCTATCCACGACATAGCCGGATTGCTTAAGAAAATCATCATCCAAAGAGGGTATCATGTACATATTCACAATACCCTGCGTTACCCATGAAAAAACAGAACCCACTCCCATAAACACTTGGACAGACTGGATATCCTTAAAGTACAATATTTCAGCACCGTTAGCCATGTTCTCAAACAGAGAGCCACCCGCAGTAGTAAGAGACGGTTTCTCCTGACTGCCCGCGTCCGCTGACAAATCCACCGTGCTCACGACTATCACACCGTAATTCAGATTCCTCCCGTCCATGCCGATAAGAGACTTGTACCGTTGGTTCACCGTCACCATTTCACTGCCGGTATCCAACCCTTCAGGGAGTGCGAGATAACTGCGACCATAATCAGCCATCTGGTTTTCGTTGGCAACGCCGATATGGCCTCGCACCACATAACATGAACCAAACCTAAGCACATGCTGGAACGACTGCCAAACATCCAACTGTACAGTGAGCTGAGTAGTGTACGCATTGACGTAATCCACGTGGTTGATAAAATAATACCAATACCGTGGCGTCTCCAAGCCGGAATAATCATTATACACCACGACATAATTGTAGTTGGACGCCTCATTAAACGGCAGTTCGACACGCACGGGTTGGCCGAACATGTGCATGACCCCATGCACCCTATCAACGCCAGGCCGTCGATCAAACCACTCCTGTTGTTTCTGCGGTGATTCGAACCGAGCCAAGTCACGGTAACTACTATCCCACGGCACATTACAGAGTTTCAGTGACGTGTTGGGCGTCCATTGAGCCCAGTTAAACGTCGCCTCGACATTAGGGTTGACATCTCTCAACATACTATCCCTTTCATAAAGAAGGGAATGTTCCACGTGAAACCCTCCCCTTCATTATATCGCAGATCAGGCGACCGTCACAGTGCCCCGACAGCCGACACCAAACAGCGCGGCCGTCAGCCTGGTGAAACCGGCAGCCACTCCAGCGACCAGGCCGGTATCATCCACCAGAGGGTTCGCATCATCAATCATCATCCAACCTCCGGCATGGCAAAGCCCGGAGCACTCACATGGCTTGCACTCCGAGCCTTGTCCTACATCTCGCCGTGAGAGAACATAGCCAACCGGCCACCCTCCCATTATATCACTCGGCCACGGTCACGCTCTTCTCGCCGGACACTCCAAACAGCGCGGCAGTGATGACGAACGAGCCCGGTTTGACACCGGTCACGACACCCGACTCGGACACGGTGGCGTTCGCCGGAGAGTCGGACGTCCACGCGGCTTGCGCGGTCACGTCGGCGGTACGCCCATCAATCATAGTCGCCGTGGCAGTCGCCCGCACCGTCTGACCCACAGTCACATCCGAAACATTGACGGCAATCGACGCGACAATCGACGGGTTGAATCCGATGACACCTTCGCCAACCACCGGCACATCCAGGGCGGCGGACACAGTGCCCGGCACCTCCGGCGTCGCCGGATCCGTATACAGGGCGGTGGCCATAACCGGGATAGTAACGTTCGGCTCATCCAAACCGACAACAAGCACGCCGGTCGGCGAAATATAGGTGTAATCACTCTTGGGCTTAGCGGTGTCGCCAATACGATACTCAACGGCATCCGAGCGGAACGTGGCCGTACCATCATTGGAAATGGTCGTGTCGGCAGTGACCTGCACTGCCCCGCCACGCGCCACGCTATTCGGCGTGGTCTCGCCACCGCCATACATGGCGAGTTTAAGCTGGAACGTCGGAGTCTTGGCCGTCGTGCCGGCCGGTGCCACCACCCTGGCGGTAGACCCCGCGCCCGTCCAGAACATCACAGCCGGGGCGAAGCCGGACACCGAAATAATGTGCTGAACATGCAAATAATGGTTGACCGAATTGATATTAACCGGGTTGGTCTGCTGGGTCATCTCATTAATAACGGGAATATCAATCAAGAACTTGTCCGTAGTAAGGATGGCTTGCACGCCATCCATGCCGAACCTGTCTTGCGGGACAACGATAATCCGGTCAATAGTCGGTTCAGCGTCGGTACGCTGGAACACCGTGGCAAGGCCCTGCACGTCAAGCGCGGACTTGACCTCGGGAGAGCAGAACAATACGAGCTCGTCAGGGCGGGCAAACGTCGGCATGTGACGCGCATTGTATCGGGTGCTGACAAACTTCAAAGTGTCCGCCCACGCGCGAATCTGACGCAACATGTCGCGGGCGTCCGTTTCCGAACTACCCATGTCGTTCAGGTCGTTGGCCATGTGTACACGCCAATATCCGCCAAGCTTTGCATACTCTACGAACTGATGGCACATGGCCTCGAACAGATCGACTTCGGCGGCATTATAGCAGGAGGTGAGAATCTGCGAGGTGAGCGAAGCCAGACCGTTTTCGGACGTAAAGGCGCGTTGGAGAGTCTTATCCTCCGTGGTGACAGGGTAGAAGTGGGTGAAGTCCAGCCGATGGTAGAGACTGTCCACGTCGACCTTCCACTTACGGAAGTTGTCCGCGCCGAGATATTCCGCATTAGGGTCGTAGACTTGTGCGAGCGGCATTCCCACGGCGATTTCCTGCCACGTGTCGCCGAGCGCCTGAGATGCACGCTGGAACACACTTAACGGGTTGTTCCAGTGCCATGTATTCACGTAAGTGCCGCCGATACGGTTCACCAGCGCCGAATAAAACTCGTTCTTCAACTGAGTGGATGACATGAGGGTGGCCATCTGCCTATCCATGTTCCTTTGAGTAGCCGAAGGCATACGTCGCTGATATTCGGGCGACGCCTCGTTACGAATCATATTGAGAATCTGTGCGTTGTTGAATTCGGTAAGCGGACGCAGCTGCTGTTTCGGCGTCACCACTGGAGTGCTTGACATGATGAGAGATCCTTCCTAATTATTAGTCCTCAAACAAATCATCGAATGTACTGTAAGTGCCGTTATAGTCATCGTCTGTCATTTCAGCCGATTCCGGCGTCACGTCGCCGTCCGGGCCATCATTCAATACATGGTCGGCTGCGGCGTCGCGCATCGCCTCAATGGTTTCGGATAATTCCGCCACGATCGCTTCCAAGGCGCTCAACCGGTTGGCCATGTCGGCGGTTTTATCGTCGCCCGCGTCTTCCGGTTCGCCATCATCCTGCGTTTCAAGCTCCGGGTTCGGCGTATTATCGTCGGTCGACTTGGCGTCCGGCTCAGTATCGGACGTGACGTCCGGTTCGGTGTCTTCGGTGTCGTCCATAATCACCTCTTAAAGTAAGTGGCATGACGGCAATCACACCGTCATGCCGGTTTGCTAGGCTGTGCGGGTTCCCTCGCCGTCGCTGGGCGTTGGCTACGCACGTCTACATCCGACCGAATCGCCTCACCGATCTGCCTCACGGTCGGGCCATCGAATCGACTTGGGACGCACACCCCGCTACCGGATATTATAGCATAAAAGTGTGGCCGTCGTCATTGAAATGGCGTGCCCCAGGTAGGAACTCATCATAAGGGATAGGGGCGGCACGGTGTACGCCGCTCAGACGCATGACGGTGTTGCCGTCCGTTTCCACACCGCAATACTTGCGATTGCCGAGAATACGGAGCCTCTCATAGGTGTGGTCGTTTTTCCACGCCCCTAGTTTCCGGTCATCCGTTTCGATGCCCATAGGCGCGTCCAACCCCTCCAATATCATACCGTCAGTGTCGGCATAGAGCACGCGCCCGGAGTTCGCGTTCATCGCACGGGATAGTATTCGCCGTCCGTAAGCGTTGACATATGCGGCGGTCGGCAACCACGCCAGACTATTGGCCGACTCAGGTTTATCCACAGTGAAATCCACACCACCATCCACAGACGGTTTCGGATGCAACATGGGCCGGTAAAGCGAGGCCCCGAATTTCCCCACCAGCGAGTTCAACAACAGTTTCGCCATCTGCCTGCGCTCCCCGGTTGAAGCCTGTTTCACGTGAAACCATTTATCCACATACGTATAATAAAGTCCATGTGATTTGCGGAACTTCCAGCCGCCGACATGCTCCCACACATGGACATCATAGTTTTCGGTCAACGTCTCCCAATCCACCTCCGTGACCGGCAATGTGACGGCACCCAGCGTGCTATCCAAGCGCTCACCCTCATACCCCCATACAGGTAGGATATTGGTGAGTGTCGCCGTTTTCCCCGTTTTCAACCTTGCATCAAACGTGACGACATCGATATGCAGCGGATAATCAGCATCATAACAATACTTCCCATCATACCATACGGGAGCATCCACCGGCATGGGAGCATCGCGCATGATACTCGGGTAGAGACTGTTCACATCCCAACTCCGGCAATCCCGATACTCACCCGGCTTGCTGTACACTATCGCCCCATAGTAGGCGAGACGCATCCGATGATAAACCCCTTTATCCAATGGCGGGAAATGACGCTTGAACCCGGCATAATCCCCGTCCACATAGTCGGTCATCGCCATAGACGCTATCGTAGTGCCCCTGAGATGCAGGGCGGCGCATTCCTGCGCGATGTTCCACGTGGTCTCCAAATCATCCACACCACCGAATGTTTCACGTGAAACATTCAAACCATCATCGCGCGTGACATTACGCACGTCCACGAAATCCACGGTGATGCCACCCATACGCACACGGAAACTGTAAAAATGTCCACGAATATTAAACGTGCCCCACACACCGTCCTTGGCTGGGTTTGACTGCAAGGGAAGTCGTTTCAACAGTTCGGCGGCTATGAGCTTGATATCCTGCCATCCGTGAGCGCACCATACTCTCGTATGATGGTCAAGCATGGTGAGACGGATGATGGCGGCTGCCGTCAATGGGTCCATTCCATCATCCGTCAATAGTGTTGCGCCGTCTGTTGCCGCCGTCCGGCGCTCTTTCATGATTCCATCCTTTTAGTGTCGTACCGCGCTGGCCATCCATTCATCGAGTCGTGTCTCTACATCACCCACATCCGCCTTTGTCTCCCATTTATGGGTTTTATCATTATACCATGCGGCTTCACGTACCACGGTGCTAAAATTCGTGTTGTTTATCAGCCATCGTTTTTGACGGTTCGACAAAGACGCGAATTTTTGGGCCATGCTGGAATCGAATGCTTCAAGTTGCTGAGCGACCCTATCAAAATCCGTGACCCCTTCATTCTCAGGAATTTTCCCAGTACCTGCATGCAACGGCGCGCGCCCTATAAGCCCGGCATATTCAAGCAGATCCCGTTCAAGCTTCCTCCTACCCCCCTCTCGTATCATCATACGCGCATGGCTTATACCACGCTCCGAACCAAACACGTTCGCCCGACTACGCGTAAGTTCATCACGCGCCGAACCACCAACCGTATGAGTACCCAACACATCAAACGGAGACTCTCCGGCGCGCTCCATTTCACGTACCTCGGCCACCGTGTAACGAGCCATACACAACGCATCGAATTGTTGAGCACGTTTGATTTTCCGCCGCGCCTCAACACGACGACGCTGCTGCTGTCGTAACGTCTTCCGCCGTTTCGACGGGGCAGCGGCGATTTCCGCGTCGGCAATCAACGGACGCGCCGCCATCTCACGGTCAAATTTCGTGACATGCACATCAGGGGTAACCTGATACGGCTCATCATCCCGCGCCCTCAAAGCCTGCTGTTGCTCCCCGAACTCCTGCCCGATACGGCGCGCAACCTGTTCGAGTTGCTGGGCACTGAGCCTTCCCAGAAACGTTTCGGTGATTTCCTTAGGGAGATGTCCGGTACTATAATCCCTGACCGCTTGTTCTCGACGTACCTGTGCTGACCTGATAGCGGCGTTGCGTTTCAGATTGTCGGCACGTCGAGTGGTTTTGCGCTTTGCCACAGCCCTCTCTCCTTGCGAGTATAAAACACCCCTCGCCGCAAGGATAGGAAAACGACGAGGGGTGAGTTTGGCGGCAACCTCCCTATAGGGACATTACCATGTTATCATATGGTGCGGGCAATTAGCTTACTTACGATCCTACTCCGACACAAGTTCAAGGTCGAAGAACTTATAACCACGGCGACTCCTCTTCTCAACCACCTTAAGCACAAGAGGATGATCCCACGAGTCCGGCGTACCGAAAATCGCGAACAGATTACCGAAAGCATGAGCCAACGTGGGGGAAGCGGCAGCGAAATCACCCTCCTCCGCATGGATAACAACACGAGTAGATGAACTGATCTCACCAGTCTCCTGGTTAGCCACCTCAATGGCCTGCGCAAGCACGTTAGTCACATGCAAAGGTTCATTAAGATGTTCATCCACCTTATCAGAGGTCTGCATGGCATTATACAACGCCATTTTACCAGCCATAGTATCAGTATTGAAGAAATGAGATACGGCGTTAGCGCCGTTAGCCGCAAAATTATTGCCGTCCGTTACAGCCAGTTCGTTGTCAGCCATGTGTATGTTGCCTTTCCTTACAGGGATAGTAATTATTCTTCCTCGGAAATAATATCATCTTCAACCACGTTGCCATTAACCGACCCCGGATAGTTGATAACGGTATCATCTCCAAACTCACAATTAGCCCAATAGATCGCCTCATCCATGCGCGTCATTTGAGCATGATACTCAGCGGACATGGGTAGCATGTCCTTGTTAATCTTACGGGCTTTCTTCATAGCCATGCCAGCCGTGCGACACGCGCCATCCACAACCACTTCGACGTCCACGAGTTCGCCGTTTTCACTGCGCGTAACACCACGCACAATACTATAATGCTTAGCTCGCTTAATATATGCCATAATTATACCCACCTTATTTCAATGTTGCTGCCGTCGAGACATTCTTACAATATCCTCATCAGTATACCGCACATCAGTCAAATTGTCAAAACAAAGACACGCAATTTTAATAATAGTCTGAGCAAACTCATCACCCCCCCACGTCCGACACATCTCATAACAAGACGCACCCTTAACATGACAAACCGCACACCACGCCACCAACGCAGGACAATAAATAAACCCAGACAACATCTCAATATCCTGCGTCCGAGACAACGCAGCATACATCGACGAACTCGGCGAAATACTCAAACAAATATTCCCCGCATGCTCAACACTATCAGCAAACGCCACCTGACCACCCTGAGGCTTATAAAAATCCTTAAGCAACGCTATAGCACGACAAAACGTTTCCCAATCACCCCCACCACGATTATA